GCCTGAGATACGATGATGATCTTTTATTCCCCAATAGGATAGATGATCTTCCATATACTTTCTTCTCTCTGTGCAGCGATCAAGATTGATCCACAACACATTAGGAAAACCATCTAGTTTTTTTATCGCTTTATTTCTGTCGGGCATTTAAGTAATCAGGGTTAGCATAATATTCTTCAAGTTGTTTGCGAGTCATCCTACTCAACTTCTGCCACAGTTCCCTGTTACTTTCTATGTGTGGGTTATTGAACCATGAATTAGGTGTCCTACCATGCTCCATGTGGAACACATGATCATTCAATCTCAATACCTTAGAACAAGTATTGAATCTATGATAGCGTTCGTCATCTTCATAACCATATGCTACAAACCCTTCGTTCTCTGCACCTAGTCTACGGTATTCTTTCGTGTCGAAGAATTGACAGAAACCAAACTTGGCATCATATAAGTTTGCCTTTCCTTGGAACGCTCCGAAATTGAAATTAGAATTAATGAAACGAGTAACATCTTCATCCTTGATAAACAACTGGTATTGGAATTCACCTATTCCATAAGGGTATACACATTTTATATCTTCACCATTGTAACCTTTGAGTATAGTATTCTGTGAGAGTATGTAACTGTTTAGTGGGAGTATTATATCTGCATCATAGTTACATACAACAGGTGTCTCTACCAACTCCAACATATCATTGAGTAGTTTGGTGCGATGGAATATTACATCATCTGCCTCCTCAAATATGTGATGTATATTATGCATCTTGATAGGAGGTACTACCTCGTCAAGCATAGGAACAACTTGCTTTAGGAATACAGATTCCTTATCGTGTTCTTTTACTATTATTTGAGTGTCAAAATTCTTTAGAAGATATACCAATGTGGTAGTTATATTTCTAATTCTATCTGCTGTCTCACACCTAAGAGGTATGATAAATGTAGTGCTCGTTAGATCCCATGAATTCAAAGGTTGAATTTGTAGGTCTTCGTACATACCAAGATCAGGAATCTCCACTCCCTCTTGTACGACTTTGTCTGCCATTACTTTAATACCTCCCAGTTGCTACAGTATAGATCAGATGTAATATGGTTCTTAGTATACCCTATTCCGAACCATTTGTCAGGTGCTATTATCCTTTTGTTAGGATTCTTACTCAACCATGACCCCCACCAACTGAATGATGAGTTAGCGATAATAAAATCAGAACACAGACTCATCATGCACAAGTCTGCAAGATTGTCTCCACCTTCTGAGATAAGGAACCTATCATCAGGGAACTCAGTGCCACACCATTCAGGATCGTCAGAAAAAATAACAACATTACGTTTAGCATCAAACTTTGATAGGGCAGCGTCATAGTATTCCTTTGGACATGGTGGATGATTATCACAGTTCTGTATATAGTCACCTCTGCGAACGTGCAATGCAATAGGATCACTCACTGATGAAATCATGTCCTCACATGGTACTCTGATCTCATTCTTGAACTCAAAGTCCTCACGTATATCATCTTCTATATGCTCAAAGTATTTTGTACTCTGTAAGTATGCATATACATTATGATTGTCAGGCATATTGTTGAACAAGTTTGCATCATAATGGAAGTGTGCTTCTCCTACGTAGGTGCCAGGACACATTCCTATGTTAGTCAAACCTTTTAGTTTGAATGCCTCAAAGAGTTGATGGTCTGTCCACTCGTCTTTGAAGTCACTATCTGGAATCATAAAATCAAAACCACGATGTGCTGCTATACCTCGTAGTCCTGCATACTGGAACATTTGATTACCCAGTCTGCCATGTCTTCCTAAGTGGTTGAATCCTATTGTCATGATGAATGTTTTTCTTTCAAGTATTCAATCTCCTTTGGTAAGAGATCTTCGTATTGTCTTTGTGTTTGATTAGGGTGTTCTCTATTAGAGATGTGATAAGTTTTTATCACTGCTGGTTGTCCATGATCTCTGTACAGTCTATAGTACATGTCACAGTCCATCAACATAACAAGTTCCTCATCAAAATACTCCTCAATACCTTTTCTCAGTGCGAGAATAGATGGTGAACTAAGAGTATTTACCCCTTCTAATAAACGGTCATTCCAAACAGGCACCTTTGGATTGTAGTGTGTCTGTCCATTATCTAGGGTGTGAGCAAACCCTGTAACCGCCCACTCAACATCCAATTTGAATGCCTTATGTAAATCTTCTGTGAGGGTTCTGGTTAGTATGAAATCATCAGAGAAGAGAACCTTTAGTATGTCACCATCTGCGTAACGAAGAGCGTGATTAGTGTTAGCAGAAATGTTCCCATGATTAGTCTTATTTCTAACATAGTTTATTTGAAATAGATCTGAATATTCTTTACAAGCATTGAGGACTTTGTCTGTCTTTCCATGATCGGAAATCCACACGTTGAAGTCCATGTCAGTTTGTTCTGACAGAGCATAGAAAATATCAAACAAGTAGGATTGACATTTTGGATTGCTATCATGGGTCGGTATACAATAACTGACCGTCATCCATTTACCTCTTTGACTATCCTATCAGTCAGTCTAGGTACGACATCATTGTCACTATGAAATTTCTTTGCCCTCTCATAGTTATCTTGAATAGCACCTAATCTGACATCATATTTGTTAGCATCAAGATTTGATAATATATTCTCTAGTTCATCTATTGTATTGAATGTTATTATACCATCCATGTTGAACCACTCATTGATGTTAGGACATCCATAGTATATTGGCACAGTCTTAGATGCAAAACAATCTATTACTTTTTCTGTGAAGTAGTTCTTCTGTCTGGAATTTTCTACAGCGATGTGGAATTTAGCAGACTCAAAGAAGTCGTTCCTTCTGTCATGGAATGGTGGTGACTTATGTGCATAGTATTGTAGACCATTAGATACATCAATGCTCTTGAGTAACTCATATATATCCAGACGTAACTTGTGTCCTAGTGTCTGATACTTCTCACTGGTTACAAAGGTCACATTATTACCCTTGTTTAGTTTCAAATCTTTGAAGTCTAACCAACTACTACCCCACTCAAATAGTTCTGCCTGTGGATAGTGATCTAATATCTTCTGTGTAAATGTGTATATCTTATCGAACTTCATTGCACCACGAAGTGCTCCCTCTGTAACAGTAGGGAGAATAGAATATGGTTCTGCTAAAAATAATATCTTATAGTCTGCACTCTCATCACAATCTAAATTATCGATTGAGATACTTACATTTTTTTTGAGGTCAAGTCCTCTGTCACCCCAAGGATTCCACCATAGTGGATAGAATTTTGTCATCGTATTTCTTGAAAATGATAATGGAAACCAAAGGTCTCTTGTTCACTGTCTGGTAGCATCTCTTCTCTAGAGAACTTACTTGCCACCTCGACGGGAGCATACACACATCCTTGTTGCTCGAAGATGTGCCTGTTATGAACGCATATGTTCCCGTCCTCGTTATATAGTCCGGCATTCATGTGCTTATAAAAAGTACCTTCGTTTACTTCCCAAGGGACGGTGACTTTACTGGGGACGGTGAGAAGACGCTTGGAGCGAAGGGAAAATCCTCCATTCCCGACACGTTGGTTTCTTCCCCACGGGTCAAGGTAGGCTGTTGGGTCATCTCTCCACGGTGCACCAATGTAGTCATACTCAAGAAATTTATTATCCCAAAGATGAGGACGAATAACGTAGCCGTCCGGATGTATGAGAAGGCAATGCGAGGTCCCGACGTGATTAGTAAGATTGTAAATACAATAAAAATTAAAGTCATTAATACTTTCTATGGGATAGGTTTCTTCATACTCAACCTGATCACATAGTCCTTCTGGTTTTTTGCTACCTAAAAACTTTGCTCGACCCCATTGAATCTTTTCGCATGATTTATTTATTGCATACACTGCATCTGGAAGGTCTAAATCTGCCAGTATTATCAGTGTGACATCAGGTATTTTTAGCACGGTTTACCGCCCTATTGAATATACTGTGTAAGTGTAGCATATTTACGTCAAGATTTCTAGCTCTTACAAACAGATCATCATGCTCTGCTAACATAGTTTTTGTTATGGTACCATAATCATTTACCCATAACACAGGATAGTTATCGTATAACCTCTCTAGATATGGGTTTCTTTTCATGATAGGAACTCGTTTCATATACAAAACCTCCCAGTTCCTATGGCAATCCACAGCATTCCCTTCAGGACATATCATAAACTTATGATCCTGAATGTCTTTTAGATAGTATCTGTATTCTTTTCTTTCTCCGACAGTTGCGTACTGTACTTGGGAAAACATGTCTCGAATGTTTCCACGTTCTGATAGGTTGGTATGCTCAGAGTGATTAATGTAGAGAAGTTTTCTAGGTTTGGGATCGTCTCCCATCGCATGGATGAGAACATCTTGCCTATTATCGTGGACATGTAACCTCCTTCCCACTCCGTAAGGAAATGGATGTAATTTTTTATGAGTCCCTATCGCATTAGCACCATAGACCCCCAATACGTTAGGAGGTATATCAATATCACTGTCGATAGGAGTATCTTCATTGTTACAAAAGACTATAAATTTTTTGTCTAGTGAAGCACATAACTTCATTAGATCGTTTTTAGATTGTAGACCATCTACCCAACGCTGATCACCATCGTTGTTGCATTTGATCTGTCTATTATATAATCTAATATTATCTATGAATAGAGTCAAGACATCCTTATCACTCTGGTTTACAAATGTAATAAACTCTATGTTGTCAGTATTAGCATCCTTCACAAATGCATTCAACACCTGACCTACCACTCCTGCCTGATCACCAAAGTCATAGTCACAGTGGTCTGCTATTGCAGGTCCTGATATAACATTCATAATGTCTTTATAAACTTCTTCATCTTACGATTCTTCTGTGCTCTTACATAAGCAGGGAATGACTCGTCTATTGGTACAGTTGTAGGAGAATACAAATAACTTCTACCATAAGGATCTTGATTATTTTTTATCCTATCCTCCATACTATCTCTGAACTCTGCTTTATTATTCTCCTGATGCTCGTATGCATCCATCTTCTCCCTAACAGTATCAGCATCACCAAAGAAACTCCAATGCCATGATGCAT